AGAATGAACCGCGCCGGATTGGTGCGCGATTTCAAAACCACCGACGCGGCCGAGGAATACGACTCCGTTCGTTTGCTAATTCGCGAGGAAATCGAGCCTGCACTACGCGGTATGCTCGAAGACGAGAGCATTTGGGGGAAGGCCGGAGCCGTGCAACGCGACGTAAACGCCGCGTTTCATGATTTCCTCGACGAAAACAGCTGGTTCAATAATACGTTCACCGAAGTTACGGGTACGCGTTACGTACCATCGTTTGGCGGCGACGTTACCCGCCGCGAGGTCACTAGCCGCCGGCTCGCCCCGCTGTTCAGTGGGCTAGGCAAAGCCAGCAATGCGGACCAGGAGCAGCTTTTCCTGCAGCAAATCGAAAAGCGCATCCATCTAGCTGACACGATTGCTCAGCATATCGAGTTGACGCAGGCCCAGCGAGGCACGCTCGAGAAAGCCAAGGACGCCCTCACCCGCATCCGTAATACGATGCAGGCAACGTCCGAGACCATCCAGCTGCGTGACGAGTACAAGGCCCTGCAGGCTCGCGAGGTCAAGGGCGGCGGGACCACTGGAGCCATAATTGGCTCGTTCGCTGGTCCGCTGGGCTCGGCAGTTGGCGCTGGCCTCGGCAACGCCGTCGGGGCACCCATCACCCACGGCCGAACTCTCGTGAAGCTGGCCGCGTTTAAGGAACGCGGCTCAGCAATACTCAAGCGCGCTATCGGCGGCTATGTGAGCGCCGAGCGCAAAGGCGCCGAGCGCGTCAACGCTAGCCTTGCCGGCAGCGTTGCGCCTCGCCAGATAGCCAAGGAAACCCGGCGAGCCCCTAACGTCGGAGGCGGGCTGGTAGTGTTCGGCGGCTCTAGCAAGGAGCGTCGCGAGACGTACCGCGAGAAAGCCGGGCTAGTAACCGCGCTATCGGGGAATCCGGAGCGCCGGGCCGCCGCTATCGAGGCGCTGATTAGCGGCATCTCGGACGCGGCTCCGCAGACATCGGCCGCGGTCGTGGCCACGGCAGACCGGGCCGTTAGCTATCTGTCGAGCGCACTCCCGTCCGGGGTTTCGGGCGAGGGCCTCACTCCTCATCTTAACCGCCTCGAGGCCTCGGACGCCGAAATCAGCCGTTGGGGCCTGGCCTATCAAACCGTCATGGACCCCATGACGGTGTTTAGCGACCTCGAACGAGGCACGCTAACGTTCGAGCAGACGGACGCACTCAAGGCGGTTTACCCGGAGCTACACGCGCAAATCCAAACAGAGGTGCTAGAGGCGCTGGCAAACCGTACAACCCCGGTCCCCTACTCTAAGGCCATCCAGCTGGACCTACTCTGCGACCTCCAGGGCGCGGGGCACCCAAGCCTGGCCACCGGGTTTATGCAGCGCGTGTCACAGCTCGAGTCACAGCCTGACACAGCTGCCAAGTCAGGCCGGAAGCCTCGTATCAGCGACATGCTTTCGACGGAAGCGGCTGGTGAGCTGGCATAGTGTATACTCTACACTATGCTTCACCAGTATGGCGACTTACGCGCTCCGCTCCCTGACGAGCCTGAGGTAATCTCAGTCACCTCTAGCAGCGCGCAGACTAAGCTTGTTGGCTCTAGCGGCTCGATTCCTGACGGCCGCTCGGGGCGCTATTATACATGGTATGCGGACGGCGGGACCGTTTACGCTGTTTTCGGCAACAACCCCACTGCCGATGATACCGCTAGCAGCGGCGCAACGGTGCCCCTCGTGTTCCCCACTGGGCAGCTTGTGACGCTAGCCCTCCCTGACCTTTCCCAGCAAGCTGGCGGGGCCGGCACCGACCTGTACGTCGCGTGCAAGACAGCTACCGGTACGGCCAAGCTCCGCTACTGGCCAACGTCGGGCAAATAATGAGGCGTCAAGGCGACAGGCGCTCGACGGTGTACGTTGTCTCCGGTGAGACTCCGGAGAACGCTGCCCCATCCGTTGCAATCACCTCTCCGGCAGGCGGAACCGTGTTCGTTTCGGGCGTCCCGCAGACGGTAAGCGGCACAGCTAGCGACTCGGACGGCACCATTGCCAACGTCAAAGTTTATGTGAACGGCGTGCTTCGCGGGACCGCGACGGGAACGACCTCGTGGAGCTACTCGCTCACGACGGACGACACGGATGCGAACAGTTCGTCGCAAGCACGCACGATCACCGCTATCGCCACGGACAGCTCAGGCGCGGCGACGACGAGTGCCGGGCTTTCCATCACGGCCAAGACCGCGGTTCAGGATGCAATCGACAGCATCAAGGCGCTGAATCCGGCTGCGTTCTACTACAACGCGTTCACGGTTGATTCGGGCAATGCGGAGTCGGGCGACCAAATAAGTCAGTGGACGGACTTGTCCACCAACGGGCGGCACGCGACGCAAGCCACGCAAGATGACCAGCCCACAGTAACGAGCGTCGGGCCAGAGTATGCACTGGACTTCGATTCTGGTGATGGCACGTCCGGAGACGCGCTGGCACTGACGACCGCCCCCTACTCAGGGGCGGCGGCACTCACGACATTTACGGCACTTCGCCGGAAGTCTCGGACCGCTTCTGATGAGGTGTATTCAGGCACCAGCGGGCATTTGCGGGCGTATTTTTCGACCACTGGCTCCGATGCTATGCGCCTTTACGCGAGCTCGTCAGCGTACGGCGCGCTCAGTGGAATCGTATTTCTAAACACCGACCAGGTGCTGTGCGTCCGGTTCGATGGCGCCGGGGCCGATAATGCCGCGAGGCTCAAGGCGTACACCGGCAACGTTGAGCGGACCCTTGCGTACACCGGCACGATACCAGCATCTGTCCCAGCAATGGCCGCCATGGTTTTCGGCCGCACTGCCGCCGCGGCGACCCCTGGAAACATCAAAGCATATTTGTTCCTAGTTTTCGCGTCGGCGCTATCCGATGCGGACCGGAACACGGTGGACGGGCACCTGAAAACCCTCCTGAGTTGGTACTGACATGCCCATTATCACGCATGAATGTCTTGTGTGCGATACCCTTCTCGAAGCCGAGCGCTCACAGATTGCGATCCATCGCCTAAACGCGCTGATTTATGACCGCGGGTTCCCGTATGTCACTCCGCTGAAGCCGAGCGACCGCGTAGGACCAGACGACGGGAGCACGGTCGAGGTAAAGCGCCACGTGCGGCCGTTTCGGCTAGCTGATGGCAAGTTCGTCGTGCCGATAACGCCGCGAGTGCGTGAGCTGCTCACGAGCGGGCGACTCGCGGGAGTTACCGACCTTACGGCGGCGCAACGGACGCGCTTGCTCGCGATCTGGGCGGCGCGCCGCACGGTATCGGATAACGAGCTGAGCGAAGACCAGGATGGGCTGGACGCGTGACCCGAACCGGAGTTCTCGTCATGTTGGCGCTTGGGTGCGCTAGCGCGCCAGCTCAGCCGTTCCTCGTGCGAGTTCCGGCAGCGTACGGATACTGCGCAGGCGGCATGGTTGCCGATGGGCTGGCCATCACGGCTGCTCATTGCATTGGCAGCGAGCGAGACCCCGACCTAGCGCTTGTGCCAGCTAGCGGCCAGCCACTGGACACCAGATACCCGAGGGATGGCGAGTCTGTAACGGTTTATACCCTGCGAGGCCCTGTCGAGTCGTGGATTATAAGCAGCGAGCTTGGGAGGGCCATTCTCCCATGGACTGCGCAACCGGGCGACTCCGGGTCTCCGGTTGTTGGCCTAGACGGCCGGATTGTTTGCACTATTACCGCATACGACACTCGCGGCGGGTCCGTATGCCAGTGGTATTATTAAGCAATGTCGGCAATCCCCACAATCGTCACCATCGCGGTAATCGTGTCACGGTACGTGCGGACGCTCGCGCCTATCTGGGACCGAATCCCAGCCCCCTGGCGCTGGGTCCCCCCGGTTGTCGTGGCCGCCTGCGGGCTGGTAGTTGACCGGCTCGGAGCGGCTCCGGACCCCGTGGCAGCGTTCGATGTGGTGTTTCAGGTAACCGTGCTCGTCGCGCTTGCTGCGACCGGAGGAGCCCATGCGCCAGAAGACAGCTAATGCCATCCCAACGGTCGTGATTCTGGCCATCATTCAGGCGGTGCCTGCCGTAATTAAGGCGATTGGGGGGCTATTCAGTGGCAAAAAGAAGCGAAATCCTTGATATCGCCCGCGCCGAACTCGATAACACGGACCCGGCGCGCTACTGGCTTGACGTCCTAGACCCGCCGGTAGCCAAGCCTCGGGACGCCAAAAAGCGCCCGCTGTCATGGTGCGGAGCTTTCGCGCTATGGTGCCTGCGTAAAGCCGGCGCTACCGCGTGGAAATGGCAGGTAGGCAAGGGTTTCCTATGGCGTCTCAAGCGCACATATCTTCCGCAGCCTGGTGATATCGCCTATATCCACCAACCCTATCAGCATCACGCAATCGTCGAGCAAGTGGACGGGCCAAACGTCACAACGATTGATGGCAACACTTGGGGCGCGGTCAAGCGTAAGGAACGCCCTCGCCCGGCCATTACGGCTTTCTTTTCCATCGAACCGCTGGTGACCCACGATGGACCATGACCCTAAACACGCGGCGCTATGGACGGCCGTTAGTTACATCCGGGAGGACGTTCAGGAACTACGGACGGACGTCCGCGGCAGCGCGCGCCGGACACAGCTAGCGGTTGTGCTGCCGTGGGCCGCGTGGTTCGTTCTGGCGCTGGCGTCCCAGTGCACTGGGCGCCCTATGCCGTCCGTGCCTGGCCTGCCCCAGGCTCAAGCTGCCCAGCATAAATAGGGCAAACCATAAGGATGGACCCTGTCAACCATCCGACCCACTATTGCTCGCATCCGAGCGGAGTCGAGTGCATTCAGGTAACCGAGCATATGTCGTTCTGCCTCGGTAACGCCGTCAAATACATTTGGCGCGCGGACCTTAAGCGAGACGCAATCGAGGATTTGCGTAAGGCTATATGGTATCTAGAGCGCGAACTCCAGCGCCGGGGAGCCGGCCGTTGAACTGCGCCCATTGCTCGGCCGAGTTCGCGCCGCGCCGCGAGCATGCCCGGTTCTGCTCGTCGTCGTGCCGCTCAGCTGGGCGCTCCTCTAAGGACGTCACAACCATCATGCTGCTCGGGGACGTCCACGTCCCCTACCACGACCGACGCGCATGGGAGACTGCTCTCGCTGCAATCGATGCGGTGCGTCCGGATGTCGTGGCCATCATGGGGGACTTCGTTGACTGCTACACGTGCAGCCGGTTCGATAAGGCCCCGACGCGGTTCACACTGCTAGAGGATGAGATTCGCGAGGCACGCCTTGAACTCGCCAAAATCGAAGCGCCGCGGGTTGTCTATCTCGAAGGCAATCACGAGCACCGACTCACGTCCTACGTGATTCGCAACGCCCCGGCGCTCGCCGGCATGGTTAGCCTAGAGAGCGCGCTCCGCATCCGCTCACGCGACTGGGAGTGGGTCCCGTATCCGAGCCACCTGGACGTCGGCGACCTCAGGCTCCGGCACGAGCCGCTGGTCGGCGGCAAGTACGGCATTCGCCGGACGCTCGACACTGGCGGGTCGCGGTCGTGGGCGTCCGGCCACACCCACTCCGGAGGGGTGGCGTATGCCGGGACCCCGGACGGGGACGGGATTTACGCGTTCAGTACCGGATGGCTCGGCGACTACAGCTCGCTCGCGTTCGACTACTGCTCGCCGGTCCGGGCCAGACAGGACTGGCGCCATGGGTTCGCGCTGGCCTACCAGCGCGAGGGGCGGACTATTGGCGGGCAATTCGTCGCCATCCAGGACGGCGCCTGCGTCGTTAACGGGAGGCGGATATGCGCCGGAGCGTGATAACGGTTCCGCCGTATGGGTTCGACCTCGTTGTGTACACTGGCGGCACCTGGGGGCTGTTTCACGACCGCATGCGCCGGCGAACTCCCCAGGTAGTACAGGGCACTAAGCGTACCGACAATTACGCCGGGTGGGTGAGCAACGATGCCGGCATCATCGTGTGGGTCGAGTCCGGGGACGTCAACACGGTAGCCCATGAGGCGACCCATGCGGCGTGGAGAATCCTACAGTATGCAGGGGTGCCGGTGTCCTGCGCTAACGAGGAGTCGCTCGCTTACCTCGTCGGTTATCTAACTGCTCGGATTGCACGCCTAGCAGCCGGTCCGCGGCCTCGGAGGCGAGGCGCCGAACCCACTCCGCCAGACTCCCAGCGTGGGCCTTAGCAGCGGCTTCGCGCCAGCGGGATAGCTCGGACTCGGGGAGGCGCATCTCGAAGCGGGCGGTCATTCTAACGCCTTAAGCCCCAACCCGTGATGGTATGGGGCAAGGCTGCGACACCTGCTCTCAGTCCTGCACTAGCAGTAGGTCCCGGACGTCAACCGAGAACGTGAGGCCGTCCAGCTCAACCCGGCAATCCGAGGCCACGTCCACAACCCGCAGCGTTGCGCCGGTCGGGATATTGCGGACCGGCTCCCGCGGCCAGAACTCAACCGTTGACACTGCGCCGAGTGCAGCGCGGATGCCTGTAATCACGATGAATTTATCAAGCTCCGTCGCATCGCTGGTGATGAGTTTCGAGTAGGTGCTGAGTGATTGCGCCGTCGTCATGCCCTAACATTACGGCTTTGCGCCGTACAGGTCAAGAGGTCACGCGACGTTATCCTGGTCGATTTTCTGTCCCCCAAAACCAGCAACCCTGGGGGAACCTGAGTCCCCCAGAATCGCACTATTTGCCGGTGTTTCTGGCCACCTCCCTAGGTTCGAGTCCTAGCGCTGGAGCCGTCTATTTCGAGGTTTTTGACCCATTTGGGGGACGTTTCGCCGGCCCCTCCCCCGATAGCGCCTGCACAACATCCTGCGCCGCTCGGAACGATGCCCGGGAGTAGCCCGACGTAGTTGCGGCCAGCTTGTGCCCGGCCAGGCGCTGGGTGCCCGGTAGGTTCCCGCTGGCCTCTAGCATCCGGGTTATGCCGGCCGACCTCAGGTGCTGTGGTATGAGCTCCCGTGGCAGACCGAGAGCCAGTGCGGCCTTGCGTAGATAGTAGACGACCCGGTGCCGCCCGAATATCAGCCCCTCGGATGGGCAGCACCGGTCTAACGCCTCCCGGGCCCTGGGCGTTAGCGGCACGTCGCGCCCGTAGCGCTCCTTGTCGTCGTCGTCTGTCAGCGTGAGCAGCGCCCGGCCTCTGGAGTAGTTGTCCGGCGACCGGAGCTTGTCGAGCGTGGCCGGCCTGAGTGCCGTCTCATACGCCACTATCAGCCGGTCCCGGACGACCCATCCCTGCGCCGAGCGCTCCGGCAGGGCCGCTAGCAGCCGCTCAACATCCTCCGGAGGCAGCTCCGGGGCACGGACCCTGCGCCGGTGCGTGTACTTAGTGCCACCGACGCTTGCGCGGACCACGGGGACATCAGGGATGGTACGCAGCCGGCCAGTCTCGGAAGCCCAGCCGAGGAACTTTCGCAGGACCGACAGCTCATTACGGACCGTCTTCCCGCGCACATCGCCGAGCCTCGCCCTGGCATGGGCAGCGATGGACTTGGTTGTAAGGCCGCTGCTGAAGTCTACCAGCCAACGGCGAGATATGAGCTCGTAGTAGTCTCGCGTCACCGTGGCCACGTCTGTCAGTGAGTCCACCCAATCGGCCACGATAACCGCTAGACCTAGACTCGGCTCCGGGCTTGCCTTCGGAGGCGGCTCGCCTCTGAATATCGCGAGGCCCCGGCGATAAGCCTCGCTGCGGTTTCGCTTATCGGTAACCCCTGTCTGTCGTTCGATACGTTGGCCAGTGTCAGGGTCGGTCCATCGAACGCGCCAACGCCCGCGGTGGTAACTGATTTCTGGTCCACTTGCTGGTCGAGCCATGCCTCGAGGCTAGCTTGAGGGTATCGGCGGAGCGAGCCGACATAGACTGGCCGTAGGTACGGCGCCACGTGGCGTGTGAACGTGGCCCTTGACACGCCGAGCAGGGAGGCTGCAGCCGTTGCGCTCAGGAGCAAGGCGCCTCCGGCAACGGCATCCAATGGGTGGGGTCAATGTGCAGTAATTCTGAGCATTCGACCCAGCCATACGCCCAGCGCATGCCTACGCAGAACCTCCCGTCACAATAGGTGAGGACTTTCACACTGAAGTCCGGCACTCGCTCATCGCATCGAATCCACATTACTCTCCTCCCGGGTTTTCGGCGCGCCGCCACACCAGACGGCGCGCGTGCGCATTGTGTGTCATCCGTCGCCGTCGCCGTCGCCGTCGCCGTCGCCGTAGCCGTCGCCGGAGCCGTAGCCGTCGCCGGAGCCGTCGCCGTCGCCGGAGCCGTCGCCGTCGCCGTAGCCGTCGCCGGAGCCGTAGCCGTCGCCGTAGCCGTCGCCGTAGCCGTAGCCGTCGCCGTCGCCGTAGCCGTCGCCGTCGCCGGAGCCGTAGCCGGAGCCGTAGCCGTCGCCGTCGCCGGAGCCGTAGCCGGAGCCGTAGCCGGAGCCGTAGCCGTCGCCGGAGCCCGTCTGCGGCGTAGTGCGCTCCGTCGGTCGGCTAATCACGCGCGCCATTCGGTCGCCCCCTGTAGCCATTCCGCACCAGCAGGGCGGCAATAGATGATTTCGCAGACATCCGACGATCGTAGGTCGGTCCTGTCAATGCGCGCGCCTATGCGGCATTTGCTCGCCCTGGTTGGATTGGGTCCGTAGGCGGCGAGCTCACTCAGGCTGCCGGCGCCGTCCCAATACCAAATACGCCTAGATTCTGTGATTGTGAGTCGGCCTCCCGTTTCGGCGCCGAGATATCCGGCGTGAACACCTGCGTCTCGGCACCGGCAGATAACGTACTGTTTTGCTGTCTTTTTGACTGTCTGCTTGCTTGCCATTGTCATTTACTCCTTATCCGGGTTTTCGGCGTTTACTCGCCGGATGACTAAGCCCACCCCGCGCTCCCACTCTCCGCACTCATCCGCCTTCGCATCGGGCCCGCGGTCGATGATGATTGTGAGTTTGGTCATTCGTCGATCTCGATCGTGTAAGGCTCCGACTCAGAATCGCACGACACCCGCACGAGCGCGCCGCACTCGCATCGCGCCGTGTCACCGTCGCTGAAATAACCGTAGGCGTCCGGCTCGAACAGGTCGCCGCCGCACTCCGGGCAATCGAGCCAGGGCTCGCTCATCCGTCCCCCTCGCTCGGCCCGCGGTCGATTGTGATTGTGAGCTTGGTCACCATTGGACTCGCCATCTGTACTTCACCCCCGCGTCGCACCGCACTTGGTACCCATCCCGCGTGAGCCACGATAGCTCCCCGCCAGTAATCCAGCAGTAGGACTCCCCGCGTTCACACGCCGCGCGGATGCGGGAAAAGACCTCGGCGCGCTCCCGCTCGCGGTCAATGCGCTTGCGCTCCTCTGCGGTCGTCGCGCTCGCGAGCGTTAATCGTCGCGCTTCGTCCGCGTTCATCCGTCCCCCTCGCTCGGCACGCGGGCCCATTCGATGTCTGGACACGAGCACTCCAGCACTCCTCGACCGCCGAGTGACGCGCATTCGCACGGCCTGCTCACGCGCTCCGCCTGCCCCCACCGCGCAAGCTTGGCCAGGGCCGCGTCACGTTCGGCGCGTGTCTCGGCTAGCTCGCGCCCTTGCGCTACCAGGGCGAGCGTTAGGCTGTGGTCCCTCGTGTTGCGCAGTCGCGCGCGGAATACGCTGGCCGCGCGTTTCCAACGTAGCGCGTGCGTCCTGGCCGCGAAGCACTGCGTAGCGACGTGGCGGAGTGCATCCTTGCACCCGTCAACCGAGCGGCGTAGCGCGTCAGCGTCGAGCCTAGCTTCGTCCCGCTCCCGCTCGGCCTTCTCGGCGCGCGCGAGGTGTATCTTGTCGAATCGCTCCCAATTATCGCGCTCGCCCTGGAAACGCATTGTTTCATTAACCTGGCACCTAAGAGCGCCCCTCAACCGAGCGCACTGGTCGAGCAGGTCTGAGATGGTCGCGTCGGCGTCGGCCAATTCAGCGGTAGCTCGCTTCCAATCGCGCGCCGTGTTCGTAAGCAGGGCCCTCATGCTGGCGTTGTGCGCTTCGACAATGGCGACGCGGGCGCGGATGGCGCTCATTCGCCCCTCCGAATCTCGGAGGCCGTGACAAGCATAGTCTTGTCCGGGTCATTGCTGTAACGCACAATGAACAGCGCGTCCCTAGCGAGGCGTTCGCAAACCCGCGCGCATCGCTCTCGCTCAGCCGCAACCATGGCTGCGACGTGGGAGCGGATGGCGTTTTCGGCATCCAGCGTGAGCAGCGCAGCCTCGCGGCTTCCTGCGCTCGCTTCCGTGCAGACCGCGAAGTAAAGCCGCGACACTAGCTTTTCCAATTCGTCACCCATCGCCCCTCCGAATCTCCGCGGCCGCGTGCCATAGGACGGTGCTCGCGTGGTTGCCGATGGCCACGCCGGCAAGGCGTTCGCAAACCCGCGCGCATCGCTCTCGCTCAGCCGCAACCATGGCTGCGACGTGGGAGCGGATGGCGTCGGCCCAGTCGTAATAGCTAACGTCCCCCCAAGGGTCCTGCGTTGCGGCATGCGCTAGCAGCCGGTCTAATTCGTCAGCCATGCGTTACCTCCGACGCAATCCTTTCGGCAAACGAGTCATTAACCCGTCGCAACATGGCTACCTCCTCGCGAAGGTCGATTAGCTCCAGCTGCATCTCGTCACGTTGCGCCTCGACCTCGGCCAGTTGCTCGGCGAGTTCATCGGCCCTATTGCTCTCGCTAATCGCATGCTCGCGAGCGTCAATAACCATCCCGAGCACGTGGACCGCCATATCCTCTACTCGCATGTTGCCTCCGGAGCACAATATCCATTGCCATCGCTGCCAGACCCGCAGCAGCCCGTTTCGCATTCGTCATGGACCTCGCACGGAGCAAGGCACGCAGGGGTGTACCCGAGCCATGCGCTATGGGTGCCGTCGGGGCAGTCCCATGACAGCTTGGTTTTATCGAATTCGCAGCCAATTAGCAGCAGACACACTAACCATCTCATTTGCTTATCTCCTTAGAGCCGGCGGCGGGGCTCGAACCCGCGCGCAATCGTTTAAACACGTGTGCTCTACCTGCTGAGCTACGCCGGCATGCGCCGGCCCCTACGGGCCGGCTTACTGTCAGAACGGCGAGTTTCCGGGCTTAGCTGGCGCAGGCGCGGCCTGGCCCTTACGCGCGGCGTTCAGCGCCTTGAGCCGAGCCGCGAAGCCGTCACCAGCAGGCTCCTGCTGGGCGCGCTGACCGCGAGGCTTGTTAACCCATTTAACCTTGAGCTTCGACTGCCCGTTGTACTCCTCGGAGCCGACCACGATTTCCGCAACTGCCGTACCGAGGCCCTTAAGCTCGGTAACATCATCGCCGTCCCAGCCCGCCGCTTCGAGCGCCTTGAACGAGAACTCTGCGGCCTTTTCGCTGGAGAAATAGTGCCAGCTACGGATGCGCTCGCCCTCATGTGGGCCGTCAACTACCGTCCATTCAAGCTCGATTTGCTCCTTACCGGAACTCGAGTAACCCTGAACGTGCCCCACGACCTGTGCCAAATATTTTCCCTCAGGCAGCATTGCTTGTCTCCTTGTCGAAAGCTGTCTTCAACGCGCTCGCAAACGTGGCCCAATCGAGCGGCATAGACGGCGGAATCTGGTAGCGCGAGCCGGCTAGGCATGTCGCCGTGTCGGACGTATAGAGCATACGCTGCGGATGCCCGCTCGCTTTGCCCTCGCGCTTGTCGATGTTGGTTGACCAATTAGCGAATGCCACAACATCGACCCACTCACTCCATAGGCCAGCGGAGCGCTTGTTGAGCTTGAGTTCCCAGCGGTCGTAGTCAGGGCCGGCCGGGTTCTGAAACGTCCGGACGTGAGCATGAGCTAGTGCAATGACATGGATGTCCTTGGCACGCAGGCGCTCGAGCCGCGCGATGAATTTGCGCCACTCGTCCACCAGGACGTCATAGCCGCGGCCATAACCGAATTCCTCCAGACTCTGCTTTCGGTGCTGCTCGCACACGTGCTGAGCGAGTAGCGGCTCCAGCCAGTCAAGAGTGTCGAGCACCAGGGCCTTGTATTCGTGCTGCTCAGTCGTTAGCGCTTGCACTGCCTCAAGCACCTCGCCCCATGAGGTAGGGGCCGGGAACTTGGGGCAATCGATATTGTCCGCGCCATCCTCAGAACCGAGGATGATTGCTCCCTTGGCTCGGCTGGCGAAAGTAGACTTGCCGATTTTCGGCGGGCCGTACACGAGTGCCCGGAGTGGGCGCCAATGGCGGCCGCTGCGCACGGTTGACAGTGACATCTTAGACATGGCTCTCCTTATCCATAAACACCAACTCATCTCTCAAATCTTGCTCGCCGGTGCATACTCCCCAGTATTCGCATGGCCGATTGTAGTTAAGGCAGGCGTCCGGATTGCGCGCCCGAGTACCTAGCTGGACTATCTCGTGCCCAGCCGTCACGAGGTCCCTTAGGCGCTCGGCGATATCGCGCTCAAGAACAGCCACGCGCTCTCTGGCGAACCATTTGGGGTCCAGACTATCACGCAGGCGGGCCTCGTATTCCTCGGCTGTTTCGTCGTTCTCTCGCTGGCCCTGATAGAGGCCTCCATCAGATTTCCGATACTTTCTGGCGTGGGGCGGCGTAGCTTTCTCAGGGTCGCTCGGTTTTTTGATGACATCGTAGATGACTCCTACAGGCGAGAATTCGGGCTCGGACGCAAACATGTAAATGCCTAGTTGCTGGTCCAGCCGCAGCCGTTGCCAGTATGGCGAGCCGGGACTTAAGTCGGTCTTGCTGGACGTAGTCTTATGCTCGACAAGCCACGTCTCACCGTCTATCTCGACCACTGCATCGACTCGCCCGCGGATTACGTGGCCGTCCACCGTGACCTCAAACGGCCACTCAACGGCCAGGACGTCGCTCGGTTCGCACCAGGCCGAGTAATAGCCCGCCAGGAGCGCGTCGTGAGCCGCGCGGGAGCACGGCTCTTCGATCGCGTCAACCACGCGCGAAGCTGCTGAATACCCGTCGCGCCAGTATGCCTCAAGCCAGGCGTGTGCCGTCGTGCCGAATTCAAGCGCCTCGGCCTTAGCGCGCGGCACGCGTCCAAGTTCGTAGGCGTAATGGTAGGCTCGCTGACATTTCCTCCAACAGCGTACCTTGCTATGGCTCAGTTCCATGTGTGTCTCTCCACTCTGCCGCGGTCAGTTCGCGGCGAGGCCAAATCCGTATCGATGCGCACCTATCAGGGTGCGCCGCTAGCGTTGCGTGGTAAGCGGCGACTACCTGTTGCCAGGTATCAAGCTCGCTTGCTGTTTCTATCGGCGACGCCCAGCCGTCGGGGTCACAGGCTAGGACGTCAAAGTACTCAGGCAGCCCGCCCCCACTCGCGAGCGTTCGCGAGGTGTTTTCCGGCGCGAATGCGGAGTTCGCGGTCGTCCGACTGATAGCTAATGCCTAGCAGGTCGAATGCTCGCGCTAGCTCTACCAGGGCCCAATAGGCATCAGAGTATTTGATAGCACGCAACGAACGCAGCCTGAGGTCCGTGGCAGCTGCCCGGCACCCCTCAGGGGTCGTGGTGTCGTAATTCGCAATAACCGTCCGTCGAACCTGCTCAATCATCATCGCCTCCCAACGAGTCCTAACCTAGCTGACCTCGTTTGAGGGCGCAACAACAATCGTAGGCGCCAACCTCAAAAAGATAGGCGCACAAGCGCCTACCTATTGCCGTTACTTAACGAGACGGCGAGCGGCGCGGTACGCCGCTATGCCTGACAGCTCTGGGCTATCTATCGCCACACGCCCAATGGCCGCGTAGGCCTGCTCGGCCGGCACGCCGTCATCCAGCAGAGCCTCAAACGCCTCCCCCAACGGAGCTCGTGGGCGGGCCCTGGACGGCGGCTCACTCATCTCCCCGTTCCCGGTACGCAGCCAATTGCCGTTAATCCCCGCGCCGGTTAGCGCGGCGTAGACGGCTTCCAGCATGGCAGCGGACGGTCGCGGGCTATCAGTCTCACGAAGTCGAGTAATCATGGTCCCGTAGGCGGACGGAGCCTTGCTACACCTAAGAGACAGCTCCCGCTGAGACCAGCCAAGCGACTCACGAGCGCTCTCTAGTCTGTCTGCCAGCGCCAGCATTCGAGGGTCCATCTCGGGACAGTAGCGCCTGTACGGTTATATGACACCTGTTTCGCTGGATGCCAACGATTGAGGTTGCGCGGTAACAGCGTTCGAGGCCATGCTCTGGTCATGGTTTGGCAATACAGCGCAACGGGCGTTTACACTCATCCACAACTAGGCAAAGTTTTTGAGCATCGCATAGGTCTGCGCGTTTCCCGGTGGTACCGACGGGACAATCGCGGGCTGGTCTATGGGCCGTTCATCACAGCGGCGCACGCCAGGGAGGCGGCCGAGTACCGGCTACCTCCGAGCGTCGCGAGGCTAACTCGAGTGTCGCGCGAGCACTGGACCGAGCGAGCTCGTGAGGCTCTCTATAAGACTCACACGTTCGACGGCGCGCAGGAGCTACTGGACGGCCTCGGCTGCCCGGTTCCGTTCTGGGCCGCGTGCCAGGCGTATGACGTACTGCCTAGCTCGTTCCGCTTGAGGGTTGCACTGTGATGCAGGATATCGAGCTGGGAGTGCTCGGCGAGTTCGCCGAGGCGCAGGCTCTAGGCCACGTTGACAGGCTGCGAGAGTATGAGCTGCTCGACGGATGCCGGGTCATTAACCCGCGCGCCGAGGCTGAGCGGAAGGCTGGCGCCGAGTACCGCGCACGCAAGCGTGAGGCCCAGCGCCAATACCAGGCGAGCGAGCGCGGGCGGGCGGTTCGGAGCCTATGGC